GAGGTTACAAAAGGATATTACAATCCTTGGATTAATGATACCGCACACGCAGGTCTCAATACGTTGTGACCCATTGCGTACTTAGCAACCATCAGAGTACCTTGTCGGTTAATCTGATACTCGCTTTCAACACTCATGTCCATCAACTTGGCAGTAGCTACTGCATCAGTAGTCATAACAAGTCCGACAACACGATTGGCAACAGCAGATACTCTAGCAGTCTTACGTGCTACAGCATTTGATGTTGTTGCTCCTGTGTTGGTTACGTGAGTAGTCCAGGCCGCATGGTTATCACTAGGTGTGTCGTACTGTGTAGTACGTCCAGAACCTACTGAGGCCGCTAGTGGCTGATCAGATCCCCACGCTGGATTCGGTGAAGTCTTATGTTCACCTACGTTGGAGTTGATTGTCCAAAGATCTGAAGTCCATGTGTATCCTGCCGCTGAGTTAAATGAACCAAGGTGATTGGTTACATATATGGGCATACCTAAAATCTGAGGTACGGCACCAGCAATAGGACTTCCTCCTCCACCGATGTCTCGGTTAAAGATAGCAAGACTATTCAATGGATTCGATCCACTAATATTAAACATATCGAAATATGTATCATTAGAAAGCACAACAAAAGGATCTCCAGGTACATTAGCATTGCTAAGAATACGTTTGGCATCCATAATTGCTTGTGCAATTTTTTGTGGATCACGGGCCGATGAAGCAATACTTGAAGTAGTGGTTTCATCTCCACCGATTACTACGTTAGCAGTAAAATCTTCGTCATCAAATGCTCTATAATCTTGGATCATAGGAGCACCTGTGGATAAAGCCGCCATTGCCGCAGATTCGCACAATGATGCTTTAATAGCTAAACGAAGAATATTCTGGTCAGCCACTTTTGACAAACCAAAACCTGCTTCCTGAGTGTAGATGGAACGAATGTCATAGTGTGACATCGCCTCATCAATGTTTGGAATGAACTGTGCATTGACTAAGAGATCGTCAATAGCTACAATTCTTTCCCCCTGCTTGGTAGCAGTAGGAACAATTTCTGCTCCTGGGGTGTGGTATGACGCATCACGGTACTTACCAGTCATTGGGAACTGTGCTGATTTCCCTTTTGAGATAGTACGTACACGATGAAGAGGCATCATAATATTTTTGCTCTGAAATGCGGTTAATACTTCTCCAGCATACAGCTTGAGAAACATAGACCTAGAGTCATTGGCATTACCCGTCCCTGAACCAGCGTTGGGTAAACCTGCTCTATGAGCGGTATAATTAACTGGCATATTTTCCTTTATATAAAAATATGATTATGATACTAAAAAATAAATAGGTACTACCAAAGGTCACACAAAGTTCTCCCTCGCAAGGGGCTAAGTATTACTGTTTGATTTCTCTAATTAGAACAGTTCTGAATTATTCAGTCTGCTCGTAACTTCTCTCCTGTAAGCAGGATCAGAAGCATACCGTGGATCACTCATTGCACTTGTAAGTTGCGAGAGTGAGTCATATTTAGGTGCAGAGTATTGAGAAGGCTCACCTTGAAATAATCTTGGAGGACTCCCTTCTTCATTCTGCATTCTAGCCATTAAACCTTGTACTGCAAACATACTATTTGCATCAAGGCTTTCTATTTGATCATTAAAAGCATCCATTTCCCATGGTTGTAAATTATTTCCTGCCCACTCTAGCATACCATTGTAGACTTCTTCTCCACCAACCATGTTATAGATAGCATCAATCTGTTGATCTGCAATAGCTTCTTGACCTGCTATCCATGTGTCAACCATCTGAGGTTCAATACCTGCTTCTTGTAATGCTAGATAAGCATCCTCTGATAGTTGTCCTGTTTCATTGTACTCTTGTTGAAAAACAGAAAAATCAAGATCTCTTTCTGATAATAGTTGATCGACCATGTGAGGCGGTGTCTCCATGATCTCTTGAGCTTGTTGCTCGTAGTTTGCTTGATTTTCATATTGTTGAAGCTGTTCGTCACTAGAATGAAACCTATTTTCAAGTTCAG